ATGGGGATCTGGCGAGTCGCGCCGGCAAACACCTGACCGCCGATCAAATTGATCGGAATCAGCCCGTAAGGGGCATCAACTGATGGGTAAGCCATTTGGAAGGACTCCTAAAATTAACGACCTTGGCCAAACGATGTTGAAGATTTTTTCTCTTGAAAGAGGGGCATCCTCGAATCGCTTGCCCGCATGAAATTGTTGTCCACAGCGTCCATGTTGTCGCGGGTAACTTTGGCGTAGTGCGCCGTTCGCTGGCCCACAAACTCCTCTGGCATCTTGCAGAGCAACAGACCAGCAACCTCAATGTTGTCTTTGAATCGACTATTGGGGTCTGACAGCAGCTTGAACTTGGGTTGTTCTTCAAGACGCACCGGCTCCCATCCCTCTCGGAACTTGGCTGAGATGTTTTTTGCATCCGCCTGGCCGTTCGTCGTAACCCTAATCCACCTGTAAGCGTATCCCGGCTGTTTGTCCGGCTCGGGAAGGATTTCCGGGCGGTGCCACGATTTGGGGCGCTCGGCTTCGCTACGGGTCTGAATCTCGCGTGCAAGTCTATTTTCAGCCATTTAGGTTCTCCAGTTTCAGGTACTCACGGGCGTAAACTTCAGGCGCAATCCCTAGCCGTTTAGCTAAACGCACCTGACTTTCCTTCAACACAACCTTCTTGGGGGCTGTGCTTCGTGATGCCGGAGCAACCACGGTGGCAGGCTTACTTGCGCCTTGACTGGGCTTGCCGCCCCCAGTCTGCGTTTTTGTGGAGAACTCTTCGGGGAACTTCTGCCGCATGGTCTTGTCGATGCGGTCATAATATTCGTCCGTCGTTGCATAGGCTTGCCCATGCTGCTCCACTAATTCCTCATGCAACCCAAGCGCCATGGCCGTCATCAGGCGGTTTTTGCCAAACCAGGCATTGCGCTCTTGCCACGCTGCCGCTTTGGTGTCCCGCTGAATAACCGGCTGCTGCTCCGGCTGCTGATTTTGGTTATTTACCTCAGTTTCTTCCTTTTGTAAAGGCACGTTCTTAAGTTTTTCTGCCTGCGCTGCACGCATCTGCGCCGTATTCAAAGCCTGTTGCGCCTCTAATACACGGTCTGAATCACCTGATTCAAACGCATCCTTGTAGGCGGTCTGCGCTTCTTTGAGCTGCCGTGCGCTGGCCTCTTTGAACGACGCAATAAGCGCCACTTCGGAGTGAGACGATTTAGCCTTCAGCTTTTTGTTTTCTTCCATCAGCTTCTGGGCCAAGGTAATCGCCTCTGACCTCTCTCTGTCGGCGGCCTCTTTGGCGCGGCGTTCGTCATGCCACACCTTCTTCATCTGCTTCAGGCGAATCTTCACCTTTTCCGAGTAGTCCTCTAGCTCGTCGGCTTCGAGTTCCTTAACGATGTCTTCGGGAAGCGGCTCTCTACCACGGTCGGGTTCTGGCGTATCGTCTTCGACTGCAACCTCAATCTCGGTTTCAGCGCCCTCGACCTCTACGGTGATCTCTTGCGGGTTTGGTTTGGTAGACATGCACTTCTCCTATTTGCGTGATATGCCGCGGGGGTCTTCTACGATACCCTCGACTGAATCATCGTTAATGATGCGGAACTCTCTGCCGTGAATCTTGAGCCGGGTGCCAGCGTGGGGGCGTACTAGAATGAAGTCCCCTTTCTTGCACCAAGGGCCACTTGGAAAACGGCTTGGATCTTTGTAGCAGTCTGGTCCTAGCTTGATGACAAACAGCACGGTGGTGAGCAGCTCCTCGTGTTGCACCGTAAGGCCGGCTTTGAGAATGCCGTTGTCATATGTTTCATCTATCTCTGGGATGGCGCACAAGATGCGATACCCAGAAGGATCTGGAAGTTGTTTTGCCTTTTGTTCTGCGGTTTCAGGCAAGACCGTTGCTGTTCCTGGATCATCGGGGTTTGTGCCGATCAGGATGCTCATTCGATTTCCTCGTACCTTTCTGCCGTTTCGGCAATAACTGAGTTAGCAATCATTAGCCCGCGCAACATCCCTACCGCGTGCTTGTAGTCACCAAAGTCTTTGGCCTTTCCAAGCGCCACGTCATCGGTAATCACCCGGATCTCCTCTTGCAACTTTCCTGATAGATGCTTGAGTAAATCAATGCTCATTTACCTCTCCCAATGTTAGCCCCGATTTTCATGCCCTCTATTTCCTCCCTCGATGCCAGCTCCTCTTTGTCCTTCTGGATCTGTGCGCCAATCTTCATGCCTTCAATTTCCTCTTGGGACTGAAGGCGCTCCATGTCCATTTGTTGTTTGGACTGGATGGCCGCCATGGCAGAACGCTCTTGTGAAGCGATTCTTTGTTGCTCAATCTGGATCTGCTGCGTTTTGAGTTGGGCGTCCTGCTGGTCTTTCTGTGCTTTGCGCTGAACGTCCTGGGCTTTGATCTGAAGCTCTTGCGCTTGCATTTGCAGGATCGGGTCTTGTGCTTGTTGCTGCGCCTGTTGTTGCTGCGCCTTGGCTTGGTTTTGCATCAGAAGCTGTTGTGCAGCCTGTGCCACCATCCTTGAGAGCGCGGCTTCAAACTCTTCGGGGAGTGGCTCCTCGGAGTCTGGCGGCGGAAGGGCGGCGCCCACCTGTTGTTCGATCATGTTTCTGTACATGAACGCCCAATGCTCGGCGATGTGCGCTTGGAGTGCGGCCATCATTTGTTGGGCCAACGGGTTCTGGCCAATCATTTGGGCCGTCATGGGATCTTGCATAAACGCCTGGTGCGTGGCGATATGCGCTTGTTGGTCTTGGTACGCAAACGCCTTGAGCGGCTTCATGCGAACCACATCCATGTTTTCAGTGATGGGATCCTTGGGGCGATTGTCCTCTTCCAACTTCACCAACTTCTGGGCGTTCTTGATCCCCAGGACTTCCAACATTTGCCGATGGAGCTGTGCCAAGTCGTAGAGTTGCGGGGCCGATTGCGCGAGCTGCATCACCGCTTGGTACTGCACCACCTTTTGGCTCATGGTGGCCGCGTTAGGATCAGACACCGGGATCACGTCTACGCGGTCGTAGTCGGATTTCTTCGCTCGGCGATTCCCCTCCTCCGGCTCGTAACTGTAATCCTCCGGGGTGTAATCCCGGATGATCCCTTTGAGCAGCCGGAACTCTTGCCGCATGGAATAATGAATGCGAGCTTGCACCGCACTCATGATCTTGAGCGTGCGCTCCAGAATGGCCAGCGTGGTCCCTACTGGGGATTGGGCTGACATATCACTGATCTTCAGGTCTGCCGCAGACGCAAACCGTCGGCCCTCATCAATGATCTTGTCCATCAAACCTGCCAACACCTGGCTTGGCTCTTTGTAGGGCAAGGCCATGATGTTGTCTTTAATGGTCCCGCTGGCGACGTCTACGTCCCTAAACTCCGCCGGAGCGATAGGCGTGTCATCTCCTTTGACCCTCAACCCTTTGGTCTTAAATCCGCCAGGCAGGTTAGAAAGTGTGCCGGCATCCACCAGCTGCCGAATAAGGGAGGTGCCCGCCTTGGAATACGCGCCGATGAGATGGATCAAGCCAAAACAATAGAATCCAAAACCGGGGACGTAGCCGTAATGAACAAAGTGCTGGCGCTTGAGCTTTAGGTCGTCGTCCGGGTTCCAGTTCCGCTTGATGGCCAGGACTTTGGTGCTGTGCTTCTCAATGGTAATGACATATGGAAGGCCGATGCCCGTTGGGTTGCCTTCTTCATCCTTGTCTTCATATCCTTTGAGGTCAATGGTGACGTGCATCTCAAGAATCTTGAATCGGTCATCACTGCTGGCTCGAAACCCCATCCTCTCGGCAATCTTTTTCTCAACGTCGTCAAACGTATCGGTTGGATCACCCAGATCAATGTCCCGATAGAAGCCGCTTACTTGCAGCTTCCTCATCTCGTTCTCTGTTTTGCGCATCACATGGGTCACGCGCTCCGCAGTCTCAAGGCTTGAAGCACCATAGGGCACTACGATGTCCTCGGCAGGAACAAATACCGCCGTTTGCCGTCCGATGCTCGGGTCGTAATAGACCTTTTTGAATGCGTTGCCCGCCAGACCCAAGCCCCACAACAGCCGTTCATGCTCCGGCCTGTACTCCGGCATCCGCTCGGTCAGTTGATAGTTCATGTCGTCTTTGACGCGCGTGGCTGCGTCTCGCGTTTCACTATCTTCCTTGCCGATGACTTGTGTTTTAACCGGACCTTGGGCAGGAAACGTCTCCATAATGGTTTCAGACTGGAACTTGACCAGTGCTTCCGCCAAAAGGGGGTGATACACACCGCACGCACCTGGCCATGGCTCCGTTCGATCTTCGAGCTTCATGCCAAGCAGCTGGATGCCGTCTACATACGTTTGTATCCAGTCTTTCCTGCTGTCTACGTCGGACTGGTAGTCGGATAGCAGTTCGGTGGCCAACTCTGTCAGTTCATCATCTGGCATGTACTCGGCCAAGTTAGCGTCAAAGTCCTCCGCTGTTTCCGGCTCGGGTTCCAGAATGATTTCCATGTCGCCCGCCTTGATGGCAACCGACTCGGGGTCTTCAATCTCAATCTCAATCGGTTCCACGTCCTCAATGGGAGTGTCCTGATAGAGTGCTTTATCGATTGCCATGTTTTATCCTTAGTAATAAACCGGCTTGCGTCGAAATGACTTTACGTCTTCGTCTTCGTCCAGGTCGGTTTTGATGTATCCGCCTTTGCGAAAACGCATCAGTGCCAGCGAAACGGTATCTACATAGTCATCGTGTTCGCCAGATGGGAATGATGCTACCTCATCCATCACTTCTTCTGCCCAATTTGTGTTGGGCGCCCACACCCTCCCGGAGGCAAACAGGTCCGACACCGCATTTAGCCGAGTGATCTTATCGTTACCCCTGACTGGCGTAAATTCCTGCACGGGGATGCCCATGGCTCTTAGTTCATAGATGAGCGGCGCCCCGCTGGCTTTCTTTTCAATGATCGTACTGTCTGGCTCCCACTGCTCGGTCAGCCGCAAAACCATTTTTTTCAGTTCCGGGAACTCTACCCTATCTCTAACAGCGTTAAGCAAGATGATGTTGGCCTGTTCTCGTCCCGTATCGTCTGGGTGGTAGAACACTCCCCATATTGTGCATGCCGAATAGTCTGCGCGGTTAGACTTTTCAAATGCGGTATCCCACGCCATGAGGGTAAAGTCGCAATATGGGGGTGAGTCGCTGTCCCAGATCCTCCACCACTCGCGTTTGACAATGGCGGCGCTCTCGGAAGTTGGGTTTTGTTGGTACTGAGCCTGCCATTTGCTGTTGGGAAGCTCGGATCTTAGGGCAGAAAGCTCCTCATATGACCAAAATTCAGGCCAAAGTGGGTTGTCTGAGGGCAAAAGCGCAGGAAATTCAATCAATTCCCACTCGTCACCCCCTCTTTGGACAGAATCTTTGATTACTCGGCCTGTTAAATCGCGTTTTGACCACCGTGTCATCACGATTACGATTGCCCCGCCGGGCTGTAAGCGTTGTCTCGGGCCGGATGTGTACCACTCATAGACCGTATCAAAGATAGATGGGTCTGCCTCTGCCAGTTTGGCCTCTTGTTCCGAGTGCGGGTCATCAATAATCAGCAGATCGGCGCCCTTTCCCGTCACCGTACCGCCTACGCCAATAGCAAAATACTCTCCGTTGGCGTTTGTAGACCACCTGCCGGCGGCTTTGGAGTCGTGTCTTAACGCGACATTTGGGAAAACCTTGGAGTAGTTCTCGCCATCGACCAGGTTCCTTACCTTTCGTCCAAACCCAACGGCCAGTTCTGCCGTATTGGATGACTGGATGATCTTTTTGTGGGGGAACTTACCCAAGAACCAAGCCGGAAGGAGGTAGGAGGCAAACTCTGACTTTGTGTGCCGCGGCGGCATGTTAATGATGAGACGCTTTAGTTCCCCCTTGGCTACGCGCTCAAAGGCTTCGGCCATAACAGAGTGATGTTTGCCGGCGATGAAGTTTGGCCACATCACTTTCACAAATTCCATGAAGTGCTTTTGGCCGCGCTCACGTTGAATGGCGGCTCCGTACTGTTCTGCTATCTGGGCAAGATGATCTCTTTGGCCATCAGGAAGGCTTTCAATGACCTTCGCCAGTTGGGCGTCCGACATCTTCCCTAACAGCTCAAACAGCTCGTCCTTCATATGATGTCACGCACCTTCAGATAGGAAGGCCGAATGCTTCGCTGCCTTTTATAAGTTCGCTTAAGTAGTCCCATCTCAATCA